AAATAAATTTGAAAGAATTGATGGAGATTATACACAAGAGGTTCGTGGAAATGTAACTCAGAACTTCAAAAAAGAAACTAAAATTCTTTCAAATGGAGACATGACAATTGGATGTGGTGACCCGGTAACTGGAAGTTTGTTTATTTCTACTGGCGACTCAGCTTATGTGCAGGGAGATTTAAGTGTAGCGGGTTCTATAAATGGTGATATGATAACTTCAAAAACTAAAGTAAATGCAGGAACTCAAGTTAATGCCGGTCCTCTTGGGTTTGTGTCAGAACTTGGAGGACTAGCAATAGGCTCACCAGTAGCAATACCCCTAGACGTTATAGTTCCATTAGGTAACATTTATGTAGGAGAAAGCGTTAACGCTCTCATATCTGTAAATTCTCCTCTTATAAATGGAACCATCGTTAAAGACTTAGCAGGAACAATGATGGGAATACGATTATTACATAATTCACATAATCATATAGGTAATAAAGGATTTCCTACCAGTACACCAATCATTCCAATGATTTTACTTTAATAATGGAGATATAAATGGCTAGTGCTTTTGGAAGACTAAATTATAATTTTGATGATACCAAATATGGTTCATCAATCTATTTAACTACAGATACTAAAGAATACTTAAATACGTATCCTTTGTTACTAAAAACTTGGCAAAAAAATGATATAGCAAATGGTAATATACAAAACTCTAATTATTTTAAAAATCCATTATCTACTATATGCGACCAATTGTCTGCTAATGTAAATACATTTTCAAGTGTAATATCAACAATTGTTAATTTTGATGATGTTAGTGTTAATGTAGCAATTCTTTTGGCTGCGACTACAAATCTTAAAATAGAAATAATAAATTTTAAAAGCCACACATCTAATGTTTCAGGATTAACAAAAAGTACATCTTCAGTGGATGAAGGTAATCGTACAGTTACCGAATATCCAGATTATCAAAAATCAACTGCAATTGGGCAACTATTATTGCAAATAGTAAATGCTACAGATTCTGTACTAAATTCTACACCGGTGTTGGGTTCTATGACAAGTCTATTCATTGGTTCAGAATTAAGTTCAAATCTAACTACAATACAAACTGATACTGTAACTGTCAATAATAGCATAAGATTAGTTTCAAGTAATTTAGATTCAAATCTAACATCTTCTGCTGTAAACACAATTATTTCCCATTTTCAATCTGCAAATACTATACTTGGAACTAGACGAGAACATGATTGGATTTTTTACAGAAACGCAATTTCCCTAGTCAATGACTACAATCAAGTAAACGGTTTAGGTCATCTCGGCAATACTCAACTATATTTGGTAAATAATATGATAGGAACTAACAGTTATATTACAAATATTGCCGCAAATACTTAATAAATAGAATATATGTCAACCGTAACCGTTAAAACCACAAGACAGTATAAAGACCTAGATTTGGCTTTTACTATGCATCCTATTAAAAAGGATGTTACTAAACATGTGGATGAAATGGCCGTTATTAATTCGGTTAAGAACTTAATATCAACTTCTAGGTATGAAAGACCGTTTCAGCCTCTATTAGGTTCTGGAGTCAGAAATTTGCTATTTGAGAATATGGATTCTATAACGGCAAGTGTATTGCAAAGAGAGATTATTCAAACTCTAGAAAATTTTGAACCTAGAGTTTCTGTTAGAGAAGTTAAGGTTTCACCAGATTATGACAATAATACTTATAGAATTGGTATGACTTTTTTCATAATTAATAGAACTGAGCCTATAACCATACAATTCTTCTTACAACGAGACAGGTAAAATGGCAGATCGTTTAAATGTAACTGAATTAGATTTTGATTCAATAAAAACAAGTCTTAGAACATTTCTACGACAACAAACGGAATTTCAAGATTATGATTTTGAAGGCTCAGGGCTGAGTGTTCTTTTGGACATTCTTGCATACAATACTCACTATAATGCTTACTATTTAAATATGATTGCAAATGAAGCATTTCTAGATAGTGCTTCATTAAGAAATTCTGTAGTATCACATGCAAAAAGAGTTGGATATACTCCGCGTTCTGTCCGAGCGCCAAGAGCAATTGTTACAGTTAATGTTGCAACATCATCTGCAAATGCTGGCAGTTTGACTATACCTAGTGGTTATTCATTTTCATCTTCTCAATTAGATGGAGTTTCTTACAAGTTTGTCACAATAGAATCCAATACAACCACAACAAAGGTTGCTAATAATTTTATCTTTACTAATGTTCCAATATACCAAGGTCAACTAGCGTCTTACTCTTACACGAATAGTATTTCATCAAATCCAAAACAAACATTTACGATACCTGATGCAAATATAGATACTACTACTCTGAAAGTTAGTGTAACACAATCTTCTTCTAATACTGAAACCGCTGTATATGAATTGTCCACAAATGCACTTACTGTAGATTCCACTTCTGAAGTATATTATTTGCAAGAAGGCAAAGGAGGAGAATATGAAATTTATTTTGGAGATGATGTACTGGGTAAAAAAGTACCAGACGGCGGTATTATTTCCGTAGAATATCTAATTACGGATTCAGCGGCATCCAATAAAGCAAATTCATTTGTTTCTACTGTTTCAATTGGCGGTTTCTCCACAATTTATGTGAATTCTATTCTAGCAGCAGCTGGAGGAACACAAAGAGAATCTGTAGACTCAATTAAATTTGCAGCACCACTCTCTTTACTTTCTCAGAATCGTGCAGTAACGAAGAACGATTATATTAAATTGATTCTTCAAAATTATCCAAGTTTTGAGGCGGTAAATGTTTGGGGCGGAGAAGAAAATGACCCTCCTGTATATGGAAAAGTATTTATTTCTGCTAAACCAAAATTAGGGTTTGAAGTTTCGGATACTGAAAAGGAATATATTAGAAATACCATATTGAAACCTATTAGCGTTCTGACAATTACTCCAGAAATTGTAGATATTGATTATAACTATTTAAAAATTGAAGCCAATGTTTTTTATAATAAATCTAAAATGTCATTAAATGATTCTGAATTAAAAGCTGCATTGAGAACTTTAATACAAAATTATGCTGATACAAATTTAAATCAATTTAATAGTTATTTTAAATTTTCCGGTTTAGAAACGACAATTGATGATTTCAATAGGGCAATCATTTCCAATGAAGTAACATTATTTGTTGCTAAAAAATTCAGACCAGATTTAATAAATTCTGATAATTACATATTAGATTATGGCTTTGAATTGAATAGAGGAACAACAAATGACAATTTCTATTCTTCACCTGATTTTACAATGAGAGATGAAGACGGAATTTCTCGGCAATGTTTCTTTGAAGAAATACCATCATCTTTTACCGGGCTTGAATCTGTTACTGTCAATAATCCTGGTTTTGGTTATACTTCTACACCAACAGTAACAATTGTTGGTGATGGTTCTGGTGCTGTTGCTATAGCTACAATCGTAAATAGTAAGTTATCTAAGATTACAGTAACTAATCCCGGCGTTGGTTACACTACAGCGGCGGTTCAAATTACTGGTGGTTCTGGAACTTCAGGTTCTGGATTAGCAGTGCTTGAAGGAAGATATGGCAAACTTAGAATTTCATATTTTAAAGCGGATGAAATTAGTAGCCAAAGTACAAAGGTAGTACTAAATGCAAATAAAAATAGTGGTATTATTGGAGAGATTGATTATTCTTTAGGAAAAATTACCATAACTTCATTTAATCCTATAGCAGTCAATAATGATTTTGGTGATATTTCTGTACATATTAAACCTAAAGTTAGTATTATACAGTCTAAATTAAATAAAATGCTGGTGTTAGATGCGGATGACCCAACAAGCGTTGTTGTTAAAACTGTTTTAACTTAATGGAAAATGTTCGCACATCAGATTTGGTATCTTCACAGTTACCAGATTTTATAAAAAGTGATTATCCAAAATTCGTAACATTTCTAGAGAAATATTATGAATGGATGGAAACAAGCGGAAAAAATAATAATGAAATTGATGCATTAAACTTTGCAAATGATATTGATGACGCTAACACATATTACACAGAACAACTAAAAAGAGATTTAGCACCATATTTTCCAGAAAATATTGTATCTAATAAAAAGTTATTTTTAAAATTAGTAACTCAATTTTATAAAGCAAAAGGAACACAAGACTCTGTTAAATTTCTTTTTCGGGCCCTCTTCAATGAAAATATAGAAATTTATTATCCTAAAGATGATATTTTAAAAACATCTGATGGTAAATGGATTTTACCTCTCGCTCTACGCATTGATACAGCAGATAATAATGTATTTAATCTTGAAAAATGTTTAGTTACTGGTTTAACATCAAAGGCTACAGCGATAATTGAAAAAGTTATACAATCGGTTGATAGGCAATTAGGTATTCAATATACTGAACTCTATATCTCTAATATTAAGAGATTGTTTGCAACAGGTGAAACTCTTTCGGCAAGTTATACAGATGCAGATACTGGATTACAAGTTACTGTAACCGGAAGATTAATAGGCTCTTTATCTGAAATCAAAATAAATTCAAACGCCAGAGGATTATTTTATAACGGATACGATACTGATACGGGTTATCCTGGTGACCCAGTAAGTATTGTTGGTGGTTTAAATCCAACAGCAAATACGCCAATAGGAGCAATTGCTTACGTAGGTAATGTAACAAAAGGCGGCATCACTGATATTTTAGTAGAGAAAGGTGGATTTGGTTTTAGAGATTCAACAGTTAATTTAGGCTCTTCAATTATAAATTTTAAAGGAGGATTTGCTGGTGCCTCTTTTGGCACAGAAGCAAAAGCATCCATTACACTAATAGATTCAACTATATCTAGAGTAATTAATATTTCTAGTATGTCAATAAGCACTCTTAATACGTTGCGTCCAAATATTGCAAATATTGAAAATGTTACAATATCCAATGCTACAACATTTGATAGTTTTACTGTTTTTCCAATACAATTAGTTTCTCTAGATGGGTCTGGAGGAGGTTATCGCCAAAAACCAACTGTTGATACTATTAGTTTTTATAATGAAGAATATGTAGAAACTGAACCTCTCGTCAGTAGTAATAGAGTCTTGGTTAAAGATACTAATCTCATAAATGATACCTCTATAGATTTTACTTCATCTTTTGAGCCTGGAGATTATGTTAGATTGTTTAAAACAAATGTATTAGAAGAAATTCTTGAAGTTAGT